TAAAAACTGCTTAAATTGCAATCAAGATTAATTATATTAAGTGCATATGTATTTACATATTGTTGAACAATCAACTCGGCTAATGTATAAAATTCTCCTGCTGGTTCCATGCCATATCTATACCAACCTGAAGCCACAGTCTTATTGCTTAATATTAGAGTACCTTTTGCAGATGGATATAATGATTGGCTTCCACTACTGCCATAAGGTAATTCAATTGTTTTTGTATATTGGTCGCTTTCAACTAAAGTGCCTGTAAGATTATATGCTGATATATTAGACTTGATTTTCATTACAAAATTAGTCAACGTAATATCGTTAATACCCTCAGATATTCTGTACACAAATGTTAATTGACCTGCAATTGGGAAAACCTCTGTAGTTAAATCTAATATAAATTCTTCTGCTGATCCACTTGTCTTAGGATTGTAAACATTATAAGATGTATATGTTAATTGCCATTTTTTATTATTGTTTAAATAATAGGTATTTGTACCATCCGATAATGACATATCAATAAAACCAATAATAGCTGAAGTTGATTCTGCTCCAATTTTTATGTTTAATTGCAAAGAATCACCTGATGTTACATAAGAATTTGATGTAGCATCTAATGTTACACTTGCTGTACCAGCTGGACCACCTGATGGAGCAATAAGTCTAAAAAAATAATAATCAAGAATATTATTGTAATCTAATATACAAGTAGCATCTCCATCTGAATATCTTGTCCAAAATGTAGCCTCAGTTCCATCGTTATCTTCTAGATTTCCATTAGGTATATAATTCGGAGCCATTTCTACACTACCTTCTGCTATAATCTTATAAAAGCCCTTTTTTAGTATTTTAAGCTGACTATTATCTATAAAGTATAAGCCAGATGTATTAGTTGCATAAGGCTGAATAGTAGATGATGTGTTAATCAAATTACCATCACCATTATCTACTTTGATTCCAGTTGGTAAATATTCTGTATAATAAGCATTTGTTTCAGCAAATTCATTTACAGATACAATCCACCATTTAGCCCTAGCTTGGAATATTCTACAACCAAATGATTTAGCTATATTAGATATAATGTCTAAACAATTTGTATAGTTATATTCATCCTTTAAAAATGTCCTATAGTTTATATAGGTTTGAACAAATGGATCACTCCACGAATTAACCCCTCTATCTGACATACCAATTGAGAAATACGAACACAGTGTGATGATATTTCTATTGTTTTTGAAGGCTATGTCATTAAAGCAAGTTCTTAATATAGTTAATAAATCAGTGCTACCATTAACGCCATAGTTACCTGCTGGTGGAACAAAAGTTACATCTTTAAGCATTCCCAACCCATCAGTGGCATTAAAACTAACTAGCTTTCTTCCTGTAGAATAAGATATTTGAACATTGTCATTAATCACAAATCCAACCCATTCAATTATAGAGTTTACATACATTTCAACATATGTATATCTATCGTCTATATTAGTAAAGTTTATAATATCAGATAGGTCATCAGTAAAGTCAATTGTAACACCTAATTGCGAGGCTAATATAGGCTCATACGGATCATCTGAACTTGGGATGTACTCTAGGTTCAAATCTACTCCTTGAAGCGAATTTACAGCCCCTACATAGCCTTCTTGCCATATTTTAAGCTCAACATTCTTATCTGCTCTTGTAGCAAACAATACCGAGTATTTTTGTCCGTATGCCATTATCCTCTTCTAAGTTTTAATGATGATTCGCTTCTATTCATAGCCAATACTAAATCTTGACCTCTTAGCACAAATGAACCTCCTCCTCCACCGAGCATATCTTTAAGTTTATCTAACGGAGCAACAACTTCAGGATTATTTTTAGCACCTGGATATTCGCCCATTAAGCCAAATGTAGGACCTGATATAATACCTCCATTAGCAAACTCTTCTGGTTTAGCCGTATCAGCAACTTCTTTAGTTGCTTTTAAAGATGCAAAATCTAATGTGCCAAATCCCATTCCACTTTTAAATAAAGCACCAAAGTTTTTAACTATATCACCAATATCAGCCAATCCAAGTGCAGAAAGTAATAATACTGTGATTGCTGCAGCAATAGCTACCTTAATAATCTTCTTTAATATATCTGTAAATGCTCTTGATAACACTTCGCCCAAAGAAGCACCTTTTTCTAGTAACATATCTAAAGCTGGTCCTAATGCAGACATGATGCTTGTTCCTAGTGCAACAATGTCTTTCATGTTTTGCTTAGCAGCATCCGTAGCAGTCTTATTTTGCTCAATTATTAAAGCGGTTCTTTCTTTATTAAATTCAGTTAAGCCTATGGTTCCTTCCATATAGCCTTGCTTCAATTTCTCTAAATAAGCATTTTGTAAATCTAATTTAGCTTTATAATCATTTCCTGTTAATGCTAATTCAGTTCTAAATTGATTTTTTAAATTATCTATTGTATTGGTTGAAGTTTTTTTATCAAACTCTACTTTATTATTATAATCATTTTGTAATTGCTTATAATAGGCATCTTCTTGCTCCTTTGCGTTTAATTCTCTAGGAGCTGCTTCTAGTTCACCAAATTTAGCAGCTTGTTTAGCTATGAAAATCTGTATCTTCTTTTGATTTTTTTCATAATCTTTAGCATCTTTCTCTGCTTGTTTCTGAGCTTTTCTTCTTGCCCTTTCTCTTTCTTTGTCTAATTCATCTTGATATGTAGTAGACTTAATACCAAATTTTTTCTCTAGCCCAAAAGCTTCACTAAGTAAAGCCTCTCTTTTAGCCATTGCAGAGCCATATATAGCATCTTGTTTATCTATTTCATATCCAACAAGTTCTGTTTGTCTAGCTAAAACATCTTGAGCATAACTTAAACCTGCAGTCCAAAATCCTTGTATTCCAGGAAGTAAACCTGTTTTTAAATAAGCTACAGTAAACGAGCCTAATCTATCAAGTATTCCTAATTGATCCTCTGCTGCTGCAGTATCTTTAGCTGCTAATGCTTGTTTCGCCTTTTCTAGTTGAATATCTGCTTTTGCTCTTAGATACTGAGCTTTAACATATGCATCAGTTTTAGCTATATAAAAAGATTCTGCTTCGTAAACATTTTTAGCTGTACCAAATAGTTCACCAAGTTTCTCATTATACATTCTAGTAGCATCTCTAGCACTTAATGTACCTGTTCTAACAGAATGAAATATAGAACTTAATCCTTCCATTTCTGTTTTTACATCATGGAATTTTTTATAAGAATCTAATGCAGTTTGATTTGTCTTCTTTAAACTATCATCCCAAATAGTAACAGCAGCAATGATGGCTGAAAATGCTAAATATATAGGACCAGTAACAGCAGCAAAACTACCAAGTAAGGCAGGTAAGTTGTTCTGAATACCTCTAAATCCATATGGTAAATCTTGTATAACTAACGCAAGGTTAGTCCAAGCCATATTGTTTTTCTTTAGTGATTGTTGAGAGCCCTCTATTACATTGCTAGTATTTTTAACAGCACCTTCAAGCTTTGTAAAACTAGCAGTAGCTGGATCAATGCCATAACCAGCTAATTCGGTTATTGAATCTTGGAACCTTTTAGTTGCTTTAATAGCTTGTTGTGAATCTTCTCCATATCTTTTGATTGCAGCTTGTAAACCTCTAAAAGTATTTTGTATTCTTTTAGAAATTTTATCAAATTCTTTATCCGTACCATTAAAATCTCCAATCATATCATAAAGTGCTTGTTGCACTCCAGATATATCTAATCCGAGTTTTAATTCTACTTGATTCTCGCTATTTGCCATTACCAATTGGTTTTACGTTATTATACTTATTAAGAACCTCGTTTAATTCTTCTTGGCTCATTACTTTTTGCTTCACAAAGTTACGATTATCACAGTCAAGTTCTAAAAGCTCTTTAGGCTTTACCTTTTTACCTTTTGGTAATTGTATGTTAATTAAAATTGTAGTTTGCCATCTTGTTCTAATCCACTCCTGTTCTTCCTTGTGCCTATATCCATACCATACAAAATCTAATTCAGCCATCGTCATGTCCCAAAACAAATGGGGAAGCACTTGGCACTCCCCCATTGTATATCTTTCAATATCAATCCACTCTAATTTTTTTTTACTCCATTACCTTTTTTAGCCTTAGTTTGATCTTCTAATCCACTATTCATACTTTCTGCCAATGCTGCCATAATTTGCTGAAATTTAGGGCTTCCAAGTCCACCTAAATCATCAACCCAATCGCATACTTCAATATCTGTAAATTCAGGAGTTATTCCTTCTTTATACAATGGATATTCTGCAGCAGAACGCAATAAATTGATTATTGCATCCAATGTTTGATTACCACCTAAAGCTTCTCCAATTTCAGAAGGTCCGATACCTTGTAACTGACAAAATCTTTTTAAAGACCATGTGCAGAATCTTAAAGGCACCTTAGTACCATCCGAAAGTGTTAGTTCGTAATGTCCTCTCATATATGTTGTTGTTTTTGGTTATTAGTTAGTAGCCTGAGTCAATTGACCTGTTCCTGTGAAAGATACAGAGTAAGTTACTGGAGACTCCATGTCAGCAGTAATATCCATACTTTCAATGAAAGCAGAACCAGACCAAATTAAGTCACCTGTTACTGGAGTTGTTCCACTAACTGTAGTAAACTTAACTGTTACAGCAGTTCTATTTGCGATTGCAGTCATTAACTCACCTGTAGTATAGTAAGAAGCTGTAGCAGCAGGATCAACTGTAGCTAAACCATCTGTAGTCAAAGTCCAAGACTTAGCACCACCAATATGGTCTACCCAACCATTACTTTGCTTTGTAGTACTATCTGGTAAGTCTACAGAAAAACTTAAAGAACAAGATGTAGCGTGAGCTACCACTTCTGTTCCTACTAATACAACCAATGAGGTTCCGTTAAATACACCTGATGTTGGCATTTTTTTTTATTTTATTTTTTTATAATATTTGTGTCACAAAATGTTCAAATACAATCACTCTTCTAAAAATATACGCTTGATCTGTGTAATCAAACAAAGCTTGATTTGAGCTCATATTTCTAGTTATAATTTTAAAGTTAGGACTAGCATTAGGATAATTTGCAGGATAAACACCTATAATTTCTAATAACTCGTTAGCCCATTCATCTACTGACTTTTGACCAACTTCTCCTACTTTAGAACTTTTAAAAACTATGTCAAATTGAATTGTAACATTTGAGTGAAAGCTCATTTTGTCACTATTCTCTGCTGATGTCTGACTACTTATAATAAGAAATGGTGGCTCTACATTGTCAGGAGCTATGGTGTCATAACATCCTATTGAATAAGAAGCCGCAGTTAGCTTATCAAAGTAAGCTTTTCTTATAGCATATCCGCAGTCTTTCATTTACACAAATTTAGTGAAATATATTTATATCTTTATCCCTTTGATTCTTTTAATCATACTGCTATATACTTCTGAGTACGCTAAGAATAGATAAGGTCTGTGAGGTAAGTTTACTTGCTTTTTGGGGTTTGGCTTCTTAAAAGTTAAAGCATAAGCCTCTAAGTCTGGCAGGTTTACGTTTGGATAAGCAGGTATTTGGAACTTATACCCAGTACCAAACTCCACATATGGGGCATATTTAACAGTAGTATTATTACCTGCCATAAGTAAAGCACCAGTACTATAGTTAAATGGTTTATGAGTAATACTTGCTCTTAAGGCACCAGTATCCACAGGTGCGTGTTGTTTTGCTCTATTTTGCATAATAATAACAGATTCATCTATAATCTGCTTTACCTGCTTTTCTATTGTTTCAGGAGCTTGTTTAAATCGACTTCTAAGCTCTTTTAAGCCTTCTACTTTAACCCCAAATGTTGCCATTATAATAATGTTGCACAACCAACTAAAAAGTACTTGTTTCTGTCTCCTTCGTTGATTACTGAGTTAATCATGTATTTCTTATTATTAAAATTAATAATAAGTTTATTAGTAAAGGTTTTAGATGTAGTATATCTTATTCTGAATGTAATACTATCGTCTAAGTTGTCCTTTAGGGCAATATTGTCTTTATTCTGATTTTGACGTACTATTTCAGCCCAACAAGTGTAATAGGTAGTTTCTGTATTAACATAGCCACCAGCTCCGTCAGAAGTGCCTGAAAGGCTTTTAAACGTAATCCTATTGTGTAGTTTACCTATCATTATAAAATGTAATTTATTCTCTTATAAGGCTTCATTAATTCGTATGCAGTAGTTAGGTTGGCACTTGGTCTACTTGACTCTACGCTTGACTCTCTGTACTCGTATAGATCAGCTAACATCTTGAAACAAGCTGTTCTCATTGTAGGAGTAGGTTCGCAATAACCACAAGTATATGTAAATCTATATTCGCCTCCTGGATAAGAAACAGTATATACTTTCATGGTATTTGTGCCTAAAGTATAATAATCACCTTCTTCTAATGTTAGCCAATCTTGTCCATTCCAATATTCAACTGACAATAAAACACCAACTGGCACATATGGAAGCTCGATAAACTCACTCATAAAAGCAACTACTTGTAAGTTTCTTTGTGTCATAGCCACACTAGCATATTGCTCTAATCTTACTCTTGCTGAAGTGATTAAAGCTTCAATTAATGCGTCATCTTCTGAATAATCTACTCTTAGATAGTTTTTAGCCTCTGCTAAGGTTATTGCTTCTGAAACAGTATCAGACAAAACCGCTATATCTCTTACAATTTGCATCCTGTATGTTTTTTACAAAAATAGTCAAAATT